TGGAGCTCTTGCAATCCTGTAGATTACTACTGCATCCTCAATCATCCTGAGTTGGTTTACTGGTTTAATTGCCTTTTGAAGATAGGATAAGACAATATTTTTTGTTGGGTCATGCAATCCTGAAGGACAAAATGCGATTGCATCTTTAGTAATTTTAAATCCACCACTTGAGGTAGTGTTTATTCCCTTATCATTATACAGATAGTAATCCTCTATTATTTCTAGAGTAGGGGAACCTTTTGTGGTTATTTTTCTGTCTACTTTTCTGACTCTTTTTATTTTAAGGGCATCAACATACCTTAATTCTTGAATGCCTTTTTGTGGGTCAGATTCATCTATAATTTTATGATAATGTAATCGACCATCAATATACCAACGCCTAAATATGTCATGAGCTTTATTATTGAAGTCCAACAAACGCATAATTTGTTCAAACTCTCGTCTAACTCTAGTTCTGATTTTTGAGGTATAAGGTAGGTCATCTGTAACAATAGATACTGTATCTCGTAAATCCTCTATAGAAATAGTTTCATTTACAATATCTTCAATTGCTAAATCACATTCTGGATGGTCAGACGTACTTCGATATCTACGAATAAGTTCGTATTCGTTTTTAGTCTGTCCCTCAATGTCTAAAAATTCACTATAAAATCCACCAGATGTAGTAGCCGCTCCGTCTTCAGGTTCAGGGAGAACAAAAGTTGGTTGCTCTCCCTTAGTTGTTTTGGATTGTCTCGTTATCTGGAATCCAAATAAATTCGCCATAATACTCCGTATTCAATATTAAATATTTATACGGATTTTATGTCGTAGTATTTGACTCAAAATATTGGTAACGATATGTGACTTCAAATTCCTCTACTGCATCGTTTCCATCGTAAGTTAATTCGATAGGAGCGATAGTCAGAGGAAAAAGTCCTCTGAATGTATAGGATTTGATTATTGCACCCGACCTGTCAAGTTGGTCTACAAAAGCGTCAACTTGATAATCCGATGGGTTTTCCAATCCACTATTATCAGAAAGAGCATTAATTTCATTCATCCATCGCTCGAAAGCGTTACGAATCAAGAAATCAGTATCATTCATAATAATAGTAGTCCATGTTTCAAAAACTCTGTCTCCTGCAACATACAGGACTCGACCTCGAAATGGAACTGGAACTTCACCCAAAGTCATGCCAGGCAAGTTTGTTGCTCTGGTAAGAAAAGACATAACCCTTGTCTCTCCACCTTCAGCTGAGAAGCCAGGAAAAGGCATAGTGACTGAGAACTGATTACCTCTAGCACCACCACCTTTTAAAGTTGCTTTAAAGTCGTTTATATTTGCCATGATTATCTCCTTACGCTCCTACTACTTCACTGAACGCAACACCAGTTTTCGTGGCGATGAAATTCAGAGAAATGAAGTTAATAGAACGAGCGGGTTTGATAAAAATATCTGCTATAAACTCGTTTCTGTCAATAACACTACCTGTATTATTGGTTTCGTCACAAACCACCAAGAAATCAGTACAACCCCTTCGTCCTTGGACATCACGCAAGAAAGGTTCTACTTGATTGCGAAATCCAGCTCTTGTGAACTCATCATTGAACTCAAATAACTGAAATTTAGCAGCGGTAGCGATTGCTTTTTCCAGAGTGATAAACAATCTTCGTACATTGATTCTATCAAATGCACTTGGTTTTGATTGTGCAGTTTTATCTCCGAACAGAACTGTACCCTGCCCTGGAAATGTACAAACTGGATTAATCCTTGATTTATAGAGAATGTCTCTATTTGCTTTCTGAGGATTATATGCAAGTTTTACAACTCCACGAACTTGTCCTCTAGTAAATCCAGCAGGAGAAAACCATGAATCTGCAACTGAATCTGTTCTTGCACAAAGACCAGCCATGTCACCATTTAACGGAATAAACCGATAAGTGTCATTGTACTTGTCATATGTGTATTTGTATCCACTATCGAATACTGCATAGGATGTTGAAGGAAAAGTACTGAAAAAATCTTTAACATTTGCAGTTTGTTGTACTTCAGTTGTGACATTAACCACATCAGCTGATTCTGGAGAAACAAAACATACTGCATCTTTACGATTAGTACACATATCTACTGCATACTTTGCTACAGTTGCATCAGCTTTACCAGTAATGAATAGATTTAAATCGACTGTTTCTGAGTCTTTAAATCTGTCAATTCCTAATTGAGCAGCTGATGTTGCAATTGAATAATCATCTGCACCATTTGTAAGTGAATCTGAAAATGCACCAGTAATATCTGTAAATGTTACACCTACACCAGTACCACCCCAATTTGTCCCTGAAGCATGATGGTCCGTAACATAAACATAATCTGAACCAGTATACAATACGTTGACATAATAATTATCAGAACCATCTTCTGCAAGAGCATCGTTAGCCTTTGAAAGTCCAGTAAATGTCTCTAGAACTTCATCAACTACCCCAGAAATTGCACCATCTTCATCTATAATTGCAATATGCATTTCATCATTTGCACCACCACGATCTGAAACCCATGTTGATGTGCCGGGTGCAGATTCAAATAGGTCATAATATTCCCATCGTCTGCGAACATCAGTTGCATCAACAAGAGCATTAGTAAGTCCTCCTGTTTTATTTACAACTCCAAATCTTTCGATGGTTAATGTATCAGAAGATATATTTGTAACTTTATATTCTTGTCCATTGGATTCTTGAAAATAAACAATATCTCCAACAGCAAATTTTGCACCACCATCACCAGTAGAACCTCCAGCTTTATCTATTACTACTGTGGTTGCACCAGCTGCAGGAGTTCCATCTACAACACCAAGTGTTCCAGTATTTCCTGAAAATGTTTCCTCATAAGCAGCTGCATCTGGACAAGATGCAATTTTTAAACTATTACCCCAAGCTCCAGCAGTTTTTGCTGTAAACCTTCCTACAGTTGAAGCAGATGCATCTGCACCAATATATGGTCCTGTAGTACCATCCCCATCAGCATAATGGGATGAATTTTTAATTAACAAACCAGCAGACCCACTAGTTGCATTTTTCAATGTAGACGAGGAAGGACGAACCACTCTTAGGGCATTACCATACCCTAAAAATGAAGCCGCAGACATCCAATCTTCAAATTGACTGCCTGTAGTTTGAGGTTTACCAAATATGGAAACCAGTTCTTCTTCCGAAGCGATTGCAGTGATTTCATCTACTGGACCACGTTGTGCGGCCATGACAATACCACCGATAGAAGTTGCAACAGCAGGAATTACGTTTGTTAAATCTTTTTCTCTTACCTGTACACCAGGCGAAACTTGAAACGCCATTCCATCTCCTTAAATAGAAGTTTTATATGCATATATTTAGACAATTGGTGTTTTTCAGAAGGACTTTTATAACATTTCTGTGTTATAAATAGTTTGATGTTAAGTCACTACCAACAATATAAAGACGTTATCAAAGAAGGAGTGAAAAAAGCAAGGAGAAAACGTGATATATGGATTAACGAATACTTGGCCGACAAACACTGTCATTACTGTGGGGAATCGGAAACGTGTGCCTTGGTCTTCTTCCCTGACGATAAAGAAATCAGAATCCTTTCAAGAAAGAAAGGACTCAGAGAAGGACTCAGGAAACCGATTTTGGAATGGATACAAACGAATATCGTTATATGTTTGAATTGTAAAAGTAAGCTGAAAAATGATATAGAGTTATCACCAATCCTCTAACCACTCTTTATTTGAATGAACTACAGGGGCAAAAGTAGAACCATATTCATGTATAGATTCTCCTATAGTTAGTCCATCTTCGTTATGAATACCATCAAGTACAAATCCAAATGGTGCCATATCTTGGTCAATAAGTTCTTGTTTATCCCTCCAAAGTTGTTTACGGATATCCATGTTGGTTAATTCTTTAAAATAACTTTGGTCTGTCAACCAACCAAAAAGTACCATACACATTACTAGGTCATCAGTTGCACCCTCATCTGACTCATAAGATTGTCCTTTAGATATAAAGGTTGTCAATTCTACAATGGTATCAAAATCTTGAATGTTTATTTTATCAGACTCTAATAATGTCTTAAAATTGGAACATCCAACCTTTTTGAGAGCTTTAGTTGTTCTCACTCCTAACTGAGCTTTCTTACCAGAGAATCCACCTCCTGCCATCTGTCCATTTCTACCATGCATCGTAGTCATAATCATGTTGTCATATTCCAAATCAAACTGAAGGGCATCTGCAACTTGTCCACCAATATCATTTATCTCAACCATTACATATGCAAGATTATATGCACTTGCTACTCTATGAATAATTTGAGGAAAGTTCATTGGTTTAATCTCATTATCCCTGTAGACTGCAACTTGTCTATAAGGAATCTCTGATACATCCATTACCACAAATGCAGAATAATCACTTGTAATGCCTCTTGATACATCTGCAACTAAAACATAACCACTTTCTGGTTGAGGGTCTTCATAAACTTTTAACCCTGCGTTTTCTTTTATAGGGTTATTATGAGACAAAGTTCTTAATTTTGCTGGTGCAATAAGAGTATTAACAGAACCTAGAAACTCACATTCAAACTCTACATTAAACTGTTGCTCACTTGTGTTCTTGATGGTTTCTTGTTTCCACTTCTCATCACGGCCAGGAACCTCACTCCAATGTACCTCAATAGGAACATAAGAGTTTCTACCATGTTCTGCATCATTCCACATCTTATAAAACATATTCATTCCATGTGGTGTACTTACCATCATCACCTTGGATGTTTTACCAGAGGAAATTGTAGGATAGACAGAACTAAAGAACTGTTCTGCGATATTATTTGGGACGTATGCAAACTCATCAAGAAAGATGATATTGTAAGAACCACCCCTGACTGCACTTGAGGATGTTGCACTTGCAAGAATCTTAGATCCATTTTCAAGTTCAAGAGATCCCTTGTTCCAAGTCATAACCCCTTGTTGCAACCACTTTGGTAGATGCTCGTAT